CTGGCTTGCCAGTAAGCCGTTCGCAGACCAATTGCGCCATGTAGTTATCACGACTCGCTGAGTAGCCCGATTTTGTCTTTGCAACCACATCGGCAACTCGGCTGGCTGTGACTTTTCCAATTCTTGCGGCAAACCAATCATCTGTTCTTTGTTCCATTTAGAGTGCCGCCTTTCTTGCGTTTTTGGCTGCAATAATTTTCTTTTGTGCTTCTGCGTCTGATTGGGTATCCTTAAAAGCCTCGGTGTAAACCGCTTTCAAAGAATCAGCATTAGGGGCTTGGCTAATCTCTGCCAACCAATCAGCCAGGCGACCAGCGTCATAAGCAGGGGCTTTGCGACTTGCAGCGTTACCGTCATCATCCTCTGGGGCTATACCGCAAGCTGCCATCAATGAATAGCGCCGAGCATAGGTCAAAGCCGAGCCGTAACCCTGTGGGTCTTGCTTGCTGGCAGGGACGTGGAGCTTGCCACACTCCAAGATTTCGCCGGATTCATGCACAAACAAGGTTTCCACAGTAACACCCGTGTTGTCCTCATAGTTGCGTTGGATAAGGGCAATCCCGTTGTTATTGAGTGAATCAATGACTGCCTCAACACAAGCGGATAAATCAGCGTAACGGCTGCGGAAATGTGGGTTAGTGGATGTTTTTAAGGCAGGGCCAAATGCTTTTTGCGCTTTGACCAGGGCGGTAGCGATATTTTTCATGCTGCCTCCAATGCCAATTGAAGGGCTTGAATCAAAGCCTCGGTTTCTTCACGGGTCAATGCAACTGAAGAATAGCCGCCTGTGAAAAAGATAGATAGGTGCGCCCCATCGTCAAACTTATCAATCATCAGCTTGCCACCTTGGTCAACCTTGATGACTGTTGATTGCCGCTCTACTGTAATGCTCATACTAGCTCCTAAAAAGACCCCAAGAAATTCGGGGCATGGGAGTATTGTAGTTGAGTTTTATCAACATTTATCTAAGTATTAACCCTATCTACAAACCGATTGTTTGCATTTTCACTTCGCCAAACTTCAATTTTTAGCTGTGCAGCGGTTAATTGCCACTTGAGGGTTTCTTCTTGCTCAACAGCAGTAGCCAGCCCTTTAAGTAGCGCCTGGTATTCCTCATCCGCATAGGCTTCACGCTCTTGCGCTGCGGTAGTTTGAACACCTTTCAAGCTGGCTTGCTGCATCAACAATGCTTTTTTGCTCTTTCTAAATTCTTCAAGATGCACCCTTTCAGACTTTGCCTTTGCAAACAATGGGGCAGTTTTTAGGATAAATTCAACTGCTCGGTGCGGTGCTTCACTCATCCAATCACCTTCAATACTCGTAAAGCTGACTCAACGTCAGTAACCACACACAAAGTTCCGCCGTTCCACTTGCTATGCCATTCAAGTTGTAAAGGGGTCAAGGAACGCTCAGAAGGGGGTTTAGAGCCGTCTTTTAGTTCCATCAATACTGTCACTCCCTTATACCCAATTAAGAGGTCTGGGACGCCATTTCCAAGCCCTGCTAAAGATTGGACAGTTGCACCCGCATAACGCAAGGCATCCACTATCCTGTTTTGGTTAGCGTCTATTCGTGCGGCTCGTCTCATGGTTTAGTCCTAATTCTGTTCATGCGCTGGCGTAAATCATCAGCTTCTTTCTTGCCACGAGTTTTTTCTATCTTTTCGATCATGTCAGCCCACCAAGCGTTAGCTTCGCCATAGCCGTGATCTTTCGCTTTCTTGCGATAGCGGTCAATCCATTCTCGGGCTTCTGATTCCCGCATGAATTCCATAACGCTTTTAAATTCCGACTGCATCGCCAAGCACCCATAAGGCCCAAGTTATTGTTGTCCAAGGCACAGAATCATCACCCATGCGTACCAGGTCAAGGATTCGAGCCGCTTCAAGTTCTTCAAAGTTGTAATGGTCACGCATGGCGCTTCTCCCGCATCAGATTACGCAAATTGTTGATGATTTGACGCTTTTCAGACATAGAAACTTTACGAGCTGGCACTTTGATGTTGACAGACATGGCTTGATAGTTGTTGCGGTCACCACGATTGCGATAAGCAGTCCATTCAATTCCGCTTATCTTGTCCCAATCACGAGGGTCTGCCCAAGCATGAGCTGAACACAATCTTTGGCCTTTATCAACAGTCCAACGGTTAGGGCAACCATTGGCTTGGCACATATGTGAATTTTCTTCTTCAGCAATTGTTGATGATTTCTTGAGTTCGTACATGGTCAATCCTTATGGTAAGCGCCCTCGACAATGCGGGCAAAGCTGGTTGGTTTAAAAATAAAGTCAACATCCGCTCTCCAAGGTTTGACTTTTCCTGTCAGAAACTTTGATGTGCCGATATGCTCGAAAAAATTGCTAAACCATTCAAGCCCCTGCTCCTTGGTGAACTTCTGCTCGGCAACAACATCACGCCACCTAGCCGAGATTGCCTTCTTGCGTGAATCGTTTAGAACTTCGCACCTGGGTAGCTGTGGCAGCTTGGTATTAAACATCTCCACAATTTCAGAAATTGGCGCTGATGGCGTGCGCTCGACTTTAGGCGAGGGGACAAGAACCGTAGGTTCTATATATATTGGTTCTTGGTTATTGGTTATTGGTTTATGGTTATTGGTTGGTTGAACGTCCGTTGAACGGGCGTTAAGCCTTCGCTCTGCGGACGCTTTGCCAGCCCTTGACGCTTGCTCTATTTTTGAATGGAAATGGGCAATTTCTTTGTCTGCTCTTTGGTTTGTCCAGCCATCATCAGATAGCAAAAAAAACTCCTCAAGAACCAACTGAACTTCTTGCTCAAACTCTCGCATACCTATCTGACGTGCAACGATCGTTATACCGCTGTTCAACGGGCGTTCACTTAGATAGTAGGCATCCAATAAACGCCTGTATGCAATGTCCTCGATGGGCGACAAATGTCGAGTGTGACTAACGTAGTCACCAATATTAAACTGGTAATAGTGCAATTAAGCATCTCCGCAAATCTCCCAGAAAAGAAACTGCGGCAGGAGGGGAGTTCTCTTTTCGATCTGCTCATGACTTCAGACCTAGCCGTGTTTCAAACTATTGTAATCTAGATTCTTGCCTTAGCCAGGCCTGGCTTCTCAGGGGAATTACCTAGATAAATGTGTGATTTGTTGAAGCTGGTGATCGCTTCTTCTTTGGTCATGCCAGCTTTTTGCTTGCCTTTGATAATTATTTTTCTTTGTTGTGCTAGTTTTTCTAAGTCTCTGCCGATAGAGCCACTAGGCTTCATTGTGAAAGCGTTTTGAACCATTCTGGCTTCATTTCTTTGAGTTGATAGATGCGGAGAGGGGGGATGTTCTTCCAAAGAAACACCGCCCCTCTGGTCACGCCCAACAGTCGTGCCAAAGCCGCCTGGCTTCCCGCTAGTTTGATAGCTTCTTCTTTAGTCATGCGCCGATTGTATAGCACAGGAAACTTTACAAATTAAGGGTAAATACTTAGTATTTGGTCTAGCAAACTCAACTACAATCAATCCCAAGCCGCAATCAAGCGGTCTTAAGGAGCAGCAATGCAAGACATATCAACTAAGCAAATGGAGCTAGACCAACTATGCCAACTACTTTACTCAAAAGGGTTCGAGGACACTTTGATAGACCGTATATCGAGCGTCATATTGTCCGACACAACATTCGGTCTTGGGTCGCTTCTGTTCGATACCTTGGTGACAAATGGCTCCTCGCAACCCCAGTTCAACGAAAGGAACAGCAATGAACTCCCATTTTGAAACATTCTTGGATTACGCATTGGCTGTTGTCATTGCTTGTCTGTTGGCTTGGTTTTTGGCGGTAGCACTTGTATGACTAACGATCTAATTATTGAATGGGCAAAAAAATGCGGTTGGGATAACCCAGCAACAAACATGGCTCCTTTGTATGAATTTGCCAAACTGGTAGCACAGCATGAGCGTGAGGCGTGTGCAAAAGAAGCAGATAAACGACTGTATGACTACACCATGCTTACATCAAACCCGCCACAAAACGGTGCGGCATGGAGCATTGCGAACGCAATCCGAGCAAGAGGCCAACGGACTCCCGAAGGAGGTAAAGCATGACTGACGAACAAATTGCAAAATTATATGACCAAGCCTTGGTTATTGAAAGCAATGGTGACTATGTTGCTGGCGAATTAGACCCCGTAAAGTTTGCCGAGTTGATTGTTAGGGAATGTATTGATACTGCCTTTCATAGAGGACATCCTAATTTAGAATTTTTGTTGAAACATTTTGGAATTGAACCATGACTGACGAACAAATCATTGAGATGGCTAGAGAGGCAAACTTACCAAGTTGTTTAGCAACGCATCCAAAAGCACTTAAACGCTTTGCCAAACTGGTAGCACAGCATGAGCGTGGAACAGTGGAAGATAGGATTGTTGACTTGTTCGCGGAAATGGAAAACCCGTATTTGCCGGACATTGTCAGAGCAATTGGGGCGAGAGGTGAAGCATGACTAAAGAATACACATTTGCCCTGCCACCTAAACCCGTGGGATATTGGGTTTTGTATGAAGGCGCACCACAGTTAATGATGTTTGCTATGTATCACAAACCGACTGAACAACAGATCAAAAACACAGAAGAACTGTTGGGATGGAAATGGAGGGACGAATGACTGAAGAACAAATACTCGCTGAGATGGAAAAGATTAAAGAGGCACAAGCGCATTGGCAGAGCGCACAGGATGGCTCTTACGAGATGGCCCTGCACTACGCAGGCTACACACGCCTGAGAAATGAACTTAAAGCATTAAGAGAGGCTAAGCATGACTAAAGACGAAACTTTACGCATGGCGCTGGAGGCGCTGGAAGCTATGCAAATGTATGCAGAAGCAGAGCGCAAAGGCTTGCGTATATGCGATGAAGCAATCACCGCCATTAAAGCCGCACTAGAAGCGAAGGATGAGCCTGTGGAACTAAACATCACGATTGATGACGATGATGCGCTGGCTTACCTGCGCGACATGGTTGTTCAGTCAGATGGTGACTTAACCCCAATCCGTCTGGTTGTTTGGGGTGGGCACTCTGGGTATGGCCTTTACATAGCTTCGGCGGATTACCCGGAAGAAGGTGCAATCAAGATTGCCGATGTTGCCGCCAACCCACCCGCAGCACATCAGCCATGGGTTGGGCTTACGGATGAGGAGATTTATCTTTGCACAAACCACATAGACCGAAATTTGCGAGGGCGGGCGAATAAATATGCCCGAGCCATCGAAGCCGTATTAAGGAGCAAAAACACATGACTAAAGACGAAACCCCAGATTACTTTTTCTGTGAGCGAACATTGATTAACTCGTTGGAAGATACAAACGTAAGTCAAAAAATTCAAGATTCGCATCGTTTTGCATTGGCAATTACTGGGCACTATCAACAAGCATTTAA